CATCAGGATAAAGGCCGCGCCTGAACGCAGACTGGACGACACGAACCTACTCAGTCTCTGCGGCTTTCACCACGACATACGCACGGCACGCGGAGAGTAAGACTCCCGGAGCGATTCGGGGCTGACCCACCGTCCTATGCACAAGGAGTGAGCATGAAGATGACCACCGCTCGTACAACGAACATTCAAAGCAACACTGAAGAGTTTGTTGGACTGCGAATGAGTTTTACAGACGTTGCAGGTACCGCGCAGTACAAAGGAAGCAGAGCAGTTGTAGCATCTTCCCCGATTGTGCGGATGCTCACGGAGCAACTCATAAAATCAGGCATCATGCCGACAGAGTGTACTCATTTTGAGTTAATGATTGACGCGGACAAACCGGTAACGGTCACGTCTACGCGCAATGTCAGTCAGCAAGATATTGAGCGACTGGTTGGAGAACTTGAACAAGAAGCGTAAGGAGATCCGGTGATACCAAAGTTGTTTGATGTATTGGAACGCATCGCCACAGGGATAGAGCGCTTGGTCGCTCTCTCTGAGACGCCCGCCGCGAGCAAACCGGCCCCGAGGCGCAAAGACATAGAAACAGCAGCAACGAGAGGCTAACAGTGACAACCGCAGACGTGATCGACCAGGTAGTAGCGACAACCGTACAGGCACTCTCCGACGGCACGCTGTCTACATTCACGCCAACCGACCAGATTGCCTCAATTCTCGGTCTTGACTCATTCAAGGATGCAACTACAGACATCCCAGCGCAGGGATAGGGGGTTCAATTCCCTCAGAACCGACGAACCGTAGACCGGTCATGGTAGGCGCTGTACACGCCCGCGAAATGCAGCCCAGGGGTATTCCATCAAAATGAAGATTTCCGATCTCATCCAAGACGACCGAAATGCAAACAAGGGCACCGCCCGAGGTCGTAAGGCCGTCGAGAAATCTCTTGAGCAGTTCGGCGCTGGCCGGTCCGTCCTGATTGACCGCGAAGGCCGCATCATTGCAGGAAACAAGACGGCCGAATCGGCGGCAGCGTCCGGGATGCAAGACGTGATTGTCGTAAAAACAGACGGCAGTCAGCTTGTTGCCGTACAGCGTACCGATCTCAGCCTGAATGACCCGAAGGCACGCGGTCTGGCGGTGGCGGACAACCGCACCGCCGAGATTGGCCTTGACTGGGACCCAGCCATCCTCGGAGAGTTATCCGCCGATCTTGACCTGCAGCCGTTCTTCTCGACCCAGGAATTAGCCGGGGTCACCGTTACTGACATTGAGACGCCTGGCGCACCAGGCCCCGAAACGCTAGAGGGGCGATACAAGCAGCAATATGGCGTTATCTGCATCTGCAAAGATGAGGCTGACCAACGAACAGTTTACGAGAAGTTGACCGGCGAGGGTCTCGAATGCCGCGTGGTGGTGACATAGATGGAACTACAGGTACGCAATTCCTGCAAGGACTTCAACTCGTACCGCGCAGCCCGCGTAAAATCTCTCTTCAATGCGGAATCCGGCGCTCAGTTCAATCTTGACGCAAGCCTCGATATTGACGACCCCGACTGGAAGCTCGGCGTAATTGTTGGCCCCTCCGGCTCGGGAAAAACTTCGCTGGGCCGAATGATTCTCGGGCCGGACGCGTTCTACGCCGCCGATGGATGGCCCGCAGACAAACCGATTGTCGACGCCATCGCACCTGACGGCGGTTTTGATGACGTGACAAACGCTCTGGCTACCGTTGGGCTGGGCTCCGTTCCCTGCTGGTTGCGCCCATACTGCGCGTTGTCCAACGGCGAACGGTTCCGTGCCGACCTCGCGCGAATCATCAGCGAGAAGCCCGAGCGGGTAGTAGTAGATGAGTTCTCTAGTGTTGTCGACCGGCAGATTGCTAAGTTCGGCGCGCTGGCATTTCAAAAGGCGTGGAAACGCACCGGCGGCCAATGCGTATTGCTGTCGTGTCATTACGATGTAATCGAGTGGCTAGAACCCGATTGGGTTTATGACACCGCGAAGCAGACCTTCGCTCGGGGGTCGCTTTGGCGACGCCCAAAGTTCGACCTCGAAATATGGCAGACAAATTCAAGTTACTGGCCGCTCTTTAAGCCGCATTACTATTTAGACCTCCCGCTTCCAGTCGCGGCCCAGTATTTTGTAGGCACCGTCGATGGGGAGCCAGTCTGTCACCTGGCGGTGTGCACGAAGTCTCTCCCGCGCGGTCAGTTTGAAGCGCGTGGAACCCGGCTCACGGTTATGCCTGAGTGGCAGGGAGCAGGGGTTGGAATGCGGTTCCTTAACGCCGTCTGCGAGATGTTTCGACGCGGTGAGAACAAGTGGAACAAGCCCCTCACGACCATCTTTCACACCTCACACCCCGGACTTTGCGCTGGGCTTCGGCGCGATCCGAAATGGGCTCAGGTGTCCGCCTCTCTCTACGGCGCTAACAAGGCAAAGTCCACGGCATCGACCGCCGCTTCAGCCATCCGAATGGGTAAAGAGGTTGTCGGTGCTGGCACCGGCTTCGGTGGTCACTTCCGGGCCATTCAAGGATTTCGCTACTACGGCGCTCCGGAGCAAAGGCAAACCTGATGAATATCTTTCTCGCCGGGCAGAAGCAATTCGGCGCGAGCGTCCTCGAGGCCATCGCTAAAAGATACAAGGTGCTCGGCGTGTCCAGCCCGCCGTTCGCCGGTCATCTTTCAACTGACGGGGTGCAGATCTTCGACAGGGTGAGGGCGACCGCTGAGCGGTTAGGAATCCCCTGGCAGCCGCAGGTTCGGGCCGGGTCACTGCCCGCAGGCACGGACATTATTGTTGCCGCCCACAGCCACGATTTCATTGGCCGCAAGACAAGGGACAAGGCGAACTTCGGGGCCATCGGCTACCACCCTTCGCTGCTCCCGCTTCACCGGGGCCGTGATGCGGTTCGTTGGGCGATTCACGGCGGCGACAAGATCGCTGGCGGCTCAGTGTACTGGCTCACCGACAGCATCGACGCGGGGCCGATTGCGGCCCAAGAGCATGTATTTGTTCGCCCAGGCGAAACGGTCGAGACACTTTGGAGAGAGCAGCTTGCACCACTCGGCATTCGCCTTCTCCTGAAGGCCCTGGCCGACATCGACAGCGGTCTCGCAGTAAGAGTTCCGCAAGACGAGCGCTGCGCCACACGGGAGCCATCGTTCGATAGGACTCCGCTCTTCCGCCCTGAGCTGCCGCAGCTTGGCGCTACCAACCTGCGCTATGAGGTGGAACGCCTGGACGGTGACGGGTTAGGAAAATGATGGCAGGACGTAGACCTAAGCCGACGGCATTAAAGAGACTCGAAGGCAACCCCGGCAAACGCGCATTGAATAGAACAGAGCCCACTCCCACCGGTATCCCAAAGTGCCCGCCGCATCTCGACAGAGAGGCGAAGGCGGAATGGAAGCGCATCTCCGCCGATCTTACAACCCTCGGGTTGCTGACTAACGTAGATCGCGCCGCGCTTGCGGCGTATTGTTCCGCATGGTCACGCTGGGTTGCGGCTGAGAAAAGCATTCAGAAGTTCGGCACAGTAATCAAGTCGCCGAAATCCGGCTTCCCGATTCAAAACCCATTCGTGGGCGTTGCGAATACAGCGCTCGACCAGCTTCGCAAGTTCGCGGTTGAGTTTGGACTAACCCCGGCCAGCCGCTCGCGGTTGCACGTGGAGCCATTGACAGGTAAATCGGCTGATCCATTTGAGCAATTTATGGCCGAAATTGGTGCAAATGACGCAGCCGACTCAACAGAAGATGACCAAGCCGGAGAGTTACATTCAGAAAGTTCTGTCCGGTGAACAGATCGTCTCGAAGTGGGTACGCCTGGCCATAGAGCGTCATAGCCGCGATCTTGAGACAGCATCAGAGCGCGGGCTTAGATTCGACGAGGATAAAGGTCTTCGGGTCATCCGGTTTATTGAGAGGTTCATTGTTGGAACCGAAGGTGATTACAAGGGCAAAGCGTTCATCCTTGAGCCGTGGGTCGCCGCATTGCTTTACATCCTATACGGATGGGTTTACTCGGATACAGGACACCGCAGATTTAAGGTTGCTTACGCGGAAATCTCTCGTGGAAACCTGAAGTCGACCCTAGCCTCCGCACTGTGCATTTATGAGCTGATAACTGTGCACGGGGCGAATGTCTACTCCGC